ACCGACCCAAGCGCCGGCCCCGTCGATCATGCCAGTCAGGGAAGCCGAGGACAGCTACAGCCCCCCTGAGGCGGCCCGCAACAATGCGAGGCGGGTGCTGAAGTGGCGGGATGAGCACGGGGACGCGGTCGCCGGAATGACACAGGTCGGATGGACGCGAGCCAATCAACTGGCCAGCGGGGAGAACCTGTCACGCGAGACCGTCGGGCGGATGGCGGCGTTTGCCCGTCACCGGAAGAATGCGGACGTGGCCCCCGAGTTCGAGGGCGAGCCGTGGCGGGATGCCGGTCATGTCGCGTGGTTGGGCTGGGGTGGGACCAGTGGCGTGGACTGGGCAGCGGGGATCGTCGGGAATGTGCGGGAGTCGAGCCTAGACGCTGCTGTCGTGGCGGCGTTAGAGAGTGTCGCAACCATGCCCGAAGCGCGGGCGATCTTGGAGACCTTGCATCAAAGCGAACTGCACGAGAATTGCGGCACAGGCGCGGGCGGTTTCACGTCTGGCAACACGTGCGGCGGTGGTGGCGGAGGTGGTGGTGGTGGTTCTATCGCAGCGGCTGTAAAAAAAAAGACACCCAAACAGAAGCCCAGTCCGACGCAGATCAATGCCGTGAAGGATTATACGACTGACAAATTCCAGCAGGTCAACAGTGAACTACGATCGGGGAAGGTTAGTAAGGATACCAAGACGATTGCCAAAAGCATCGACGGTTATCTGGAGCGAGCGGAAAAGAAGCCCGGGCGGACTCTGCGATCCTTCCAGATTGATACCAACACGGAATCAGGCCGACGGATTGCTTCAATGTTGCAAACTGGTGGAACATTCACTGACGATGCCTACGTTTCGACGAGAGCAAAGGCACGGTCTGGCGAGGCTGAGGCGTTCAAGAATAAGGACACCTACAAGGGCAATGTGATTCTTGTCGTCAACGGAAAGAGCGGAGTCGATATTACGGGTGTGTCCATGCAGGGACGCACAGAGGCGGAGGTGCTCTATCCTCGTGGGACAAAGTTTAGGGTGAACAAGGCGGTTCAGACTCCGAGCGGTGGGATCTTGGCGGAAATCACGGAGATTCCTAAGTGAGCGAACTAGCAAACCGGATGGGTGTGGAGTCCGATTTCTCGAAGCGGCTGTCTCGCCTCACGTCACGTCAGCGGCGAGAGTTGCGGGAGATGCTGGGCAATCCCCCGGACATCCGCAACGTGAGCGAGGCCGATTGGAACCGCTGGGAGGAGGAGCGGCGACGGGAACTCACGTTGATCCTTCTCGCGATCATCCTTGCCGCGTTGAACCAGCACGTGGAGGAACTGCTGCCAGCCGGTCAACAGCCGAGTGATGAGACCCGGACGCAGGCATACCGGCAGGCACTGATACGGGCGCAGGCGATCGCGGCAGAGTCGGCACGGTCGTCTATGCAGTCGGCGAAAGAGGTCGTCACAGCATCGGGTGACCTGATCCGCACAGGCACAGCGGCGGACGTCGAAAGCGTGCTTGTGTCTGCACTCGGCCCGGATCGTGACGCAGTGACCGCAGCCACGACTACGACGTTGGCACAGACCGAGGGGACCAACGCGACGGCAATCGTGATCGAGCCTGCAGGGTACAACCTCGTGACGCGGTGGATCACGGAGAAGGACGGCAAGGTCTGCCCCGTCTGTCGGCCACTACACGGGAAGGTTCCGGATCTGTGGGGGTTGGTCCTCGATAACCTCGTGGCTCCCGGTGGTGTGCGAGCATCGGCGGAAGTGGTGAAGAATGGCGGGCCGCCGGCGCACCCGAATTGCCGGTGCTATTTGGAGACCAAGGCCGAGCCCGCAGCCCGCAAGATTCGGGTTCCATGACCCTAGTAAAAAGTTTAACTAGGGTCGATTTTGTATGAACGCCTCATTTTATTAGGGCAGATATTGCGGGGGAGTGGCAGTCGGTGACAATCGTTCTATGCGACTCACCGAACAGACAACCATTGCCCCCCGACGAGTAGACCGCGAAGCCGGTCTGATCGAGGGTGTGCGTATCCTTGGGCAGGACAGCCGCAACGGCAGGCGTTACAGCCCGCGTGCGATGGCAGAGGCTGCCCGACTGTACGAGGGTGCTCCCGTCAATGTGGATCACCCCGCAACCGAGCGGAAAGATCGGCCCCTTGCCGAGGCGTTCGGCTGGATTCGAAACGTCCGGCAGGAGCAGGGCGCGGTGTACGGGGACCTGCACTACCTCAAGTCGCATCCGCAGGCGGAACTCGTCGCAGAGGCAGCGGAGCGCAATCCGAACCGTATCGGCTTGTCGCATCACGCCGAGGGAACCGTCCGCATGGACGGCAAGCAGGTGATCGTCGAGACCGTCGAGCGGGTTCACTCAATTGATCTAGTCCAGACTCCCGCCACCAATGCGGGGCTTTTTGAAAGCGAGACGCGAATGAAAACCATCCGCGAAGGTGCGATGGAGGCGGGCGAACAGAAAGCCCTTGAGGCGGAAGGCATGGGCGAATACGCCGACAAGCTGATTCCCGAGGGCCAAGACTACTTCGGCGCGATGGTGTCCGAAGTGCTAGCCGGTGACGGTGACCGAGCCAGCAAAATGAAGCGCATCGCGGCGATCCTCAAGGCGCAGGAGATGCTGCAGTCCGACGCGGCCCCCACTGGCGAGATGCCAGAGCCCGAGATGGAAGAGCAGGAAGAGATGCCCGACGTGAAGAAGGCGGTGGCCGAATCGCTGGCCCCGGTGCTGTCGAAACTCGATGCCCTCATGGAGGGGTTCGCGGTGGTCAAGGCCGATCACGACGCGAGGAAGTTGCTCGAATCATCTGGCCGAGAGGTGACCCCCGAGCGACTCAAAGCTCTTCTGTCGGTCGACGCTGGCAAGCGGGCGGCGTTGCTCGAATCGTGGCCGGTGACGCAACGGGCGGGGCGTCCGGCTGTCTCTCCCCCGGTGGCTGCGGCGGTGTCGTATCCCAGTGATTCCCGGCAGTTTCTGGCTGCCATTCGTTCCAACTAAAGGAGGCCGCAATGGCGGTTCGAACCGATGGGCTGCCGGAGTTGCTGCGACTCCGGAACCAATTCACGATTCAAGACGACTTTCTCCGCGACGTCGACTCGGCGGACTGGGTGACCACCCTCACCGATTCCGGCACGGCGAGTGTCGGGGATGCGGCGCATGGGATTATTGCCCTCGTGGCGTCTGACGGCACCGTGGCGGACAACGACGAAGCCTACATCGAGTCGGCGAACGAGGTGTTCAGGTTCACGGCGGACAAGCCGTTGCTCTTTGAGGCCAGAGTTCAGTTCACCGAGGCCAACACGGACGACGCCAACATTCTCGTGGGGCTGCTGGATGCGGTGGGCGCGAACTCGCTGCAAGACAACGGAGCTGGCCCTCCTTCGTCATACAGCGGCGCGGTGTTCGTCAAGGTGGACGGCGGGACTGTCTGGCAGACCGAGACCAGCAATAGCACGACCCAGACGACCAACGAACTCACGGCGGCCAACGTCAACAATCTGTCGAAGCGGGCTGTGACGGCGGGCGGGGCGGCGTACCAGACTCTGCGGATTGAGTACATGCCGTATTCAGCCACCAACGCCTATGTGTCGTTCTTCGTCGATGGCGTGGCTGTGGCTCAGCACGACTACGTGTTCACTTCGGCGACCGAAATGCAAATTGGCCTGGGCGTCAAGAACGGCGGTGCCAATCTCGAAACCCTCAACGTGGACTACGTGGTCTGCACTCAGGAGCGCTAAGCAATGGTGAATGTCATTCAACTACGGCGTCTCTTCGAGGCTGCCCAACGCGATGGCCAGACCGATCGGTTTTACTCCGATCTGAATGACGGACTGCGAAAGAAAGAGATCCGTTTCTCGGACTTCTCGATCCGCAAGCTGTTTGAAAACTTCGTCCCCGATGGTCGTGAGATTGCCGGGATGTACGCCCCTGGGGAGCACGCCTCAACCGAACTGCGGGAAACCGCGTCGGTGGTGGCGTCCAGCCAGTTCGCCAAGATCAGCGGACAATTGTTGTACAACGCCGTAATGGAGGCGTACGAGCAGGAAGCCTTCGTGTTCACCGGGATCATTCCCGTGGTCAACACGCAGTTCAACGGCGAGCGTATCCCGGGCATCTCGGGCATCGGTGATGAAGCCCTGATCGTCGACGAAGGCCAGCCGTACCCGAAGGCGGGTGTCTCCCAGACCTACATCGACACGCCCACGACCACCAAGCGGGGGCTGATCGTCGAGGTGACGAAGGAAGCCATTTTCTTCGACCGTACCGGCGTGCTGGAGGATCGGTGTCGGCGAGTCGGTGAAGCCCTCGGCCTGAACAAGGAGAAGCGGGCGATAGATTGCGTGGTCGACGAGAACGTCACCGACCATCGTTACCGCTACCGGGATACCACGATCGCAACGTACGGGGACAACTCCGGTACGCATACGTGGGACAATCTGGCAGCGTCCAATGCGTTGGTCGACTGGACCGACATTGACGCGGCCGAACAGTTGTTCTCGGGGATGCTTGACCCTGAGACCGGTGAGCCGATCCTCCTGAATCCGTCGCACCTGATCTGCACTCGGCAGTTGCTTTACACTGCCCGGCGTGTCATCAATGCGACGGAGATCACGGTTGCGACTCCCGGTTACGCCACCACTGGCAATCCCACGGAGACCAAGACCGGCAACCCGATCACGAACTACACCATCGTCTCGACCAATCAACTGGCGGCCCGAATGAACACGGATACCAGTTGGTTCCTCGGCGATCCTCGGCGAGCGTTCAGATACATGCAGAACTGGCCCCTCACCGTGGTGCAAGCCCCGGCAAACAACGAGGCCGAATTCACGCAAGACGTCGTGATGCGGTTCAAGGCGAGTGAGCGCGGTGCGTTCGCCACGATCGAGCCGAGAGCGATGGTGAAGTGTACTGCCTAGTAGGCTGATGAGGCCGACACAATACGCCCCCGTCGGCCGCAAGCTGGCGGGGGTTCTTTTTTGGAGCACAGAACATGGCGAAGCAAAAGGCGGAAGCGGCGGAGCAAGTGGCCGAACCTGTCGAGGTGGTCGAGACTGTGGCAGTGTTGGAAGAGACCCCTCCCGGCGTGCAGTTGCCACGGTATCGGCTGCGGCCCCTCGGGTCTGGTGGAGACTGGCGGATCGTCGAGGCGGAGACCATTGAGGACGCGATCCGGGCGTACAACGGGAACGGCAATGGCGGCGTTGTGTTGACCCGCAAGAAGCTGGAAATTGAGGCCGTCTGATGCCGACTGACGCGGAACAAATCGCGACGATTCGCAGCAACCTTCTCGCGGCATTGGCAACCGAGTCAGCCAACCCGAAGCCGAGCTACAACATCGACGGGCAACAGGTCGATTGGAACGGCTACCGTACTGCGATCCTCGGCCAGATCGCGAGTTTGAACACGCTTCAGGCGGCTGCGGTCGGGGCGTTTGAAGAGTTGGGTGAGGCCACCACATGACGTTGGACATCGGCGGCGACTACACCCTCTGGGACAACGGCGAGACTGTCACGTTGCGGCAGATCCGTCCGGATGGTGCCACGTCGGTAACCGTCGATAACGCAGTGGGAGGGCTGGTGAATCGGCAGCGACTCAACGCGGCTGGAATCGACATCGTGGGCGATGAGAAGGGATTCAGCCTCAATGCCACACAGGCCGGCGCGAAGGGCGTGCAGGTAGACGACATCATCATTGACGCCTCTAACGTGCGGTGGCGGGTGCTGAGTGCGAGCCAGGCCACCCTAGACACGCGCTACACGGTCATCTGTCGGAGGCAAGTCTAATGCCCGCCGAGTTGACCACGATTCTGGAGACAGTCCAGACGCAGGTGCAGGCGTTGAACCTGCCCGGCATCTCGCGTGCGAATGTCGTCATCTGCCAGAGTGCGGCGGTGGAGATTGCCCGGATGCCTGCCGAACGGATGCCCGCAGTGATTATCAGCCCGTTCGGGGCGGAGACGATCCTTCCGGGAAGCAACGTCCGCGATGATGTAACGTATCCCGTCCTCGTGGCCCTCGTGGCATCGCTGCGGATCGACGCAGAGGAGCCGATGGACAAGCAACGGCTGGGGTTGGATCAGCGGCTGACGTGGCGTGAGACGATCCGCAAGGCGTTCAGCAACCAGCGGCTGGACTTGACGCGGGGCTATACGATGGCAGTGCAGCCTCTGGCGATCGTCGATCAGACGGCTTTCGCCCGTGATCTGTTCGTCTCGGGGTTCGTTCTGCGGATCACCAACCGCGAGGGCCGGACGTGACGCAATACCCGAGCCTCGGCCAGTTGATCGACGTGGTTCTCCAGGCGACCGAAGACGCAGTCGACGGCCCGTATACGCAGGCCCTCGATGAGTCCATCAGGATCATCCAGGACTGGGAGCGGGAGATGTACCTGGGCCAGCACGGGCCAAACGGGGCAGCGTGGGCTCCACTGTCCCCGGTGACAATCGCCCGCAAGGAACACTCCGCGATCCTCGTCGATACCGGGCGGATGTTCGAGAGCCTCACGACGCCCAACGGCACGGAGGATACCGTGTGGATCACTGGCCCAACGTGGCTGACGTTTGGCACTGAGGTTCCCTACGCACACTTCCACCAGACGGGGACGAAGCGGATGCCAGCCCGTCCGCATGTCGGGGTGAATGAGGCAACGGTTACACTGATCGGCCAGCGGTTGGCGGATGCGGTAGCAGCGAGAATTAATCAGGGGATCAACTGATGGCTGATGCGAGCATGGGGCACCAGAGTCGCCTATCGATGGCGGCGACGGGGACAGCGGTCGGATCGTACACCGAGTCGTTCGAGTTCATCAGCGAGAGCCTGCGGAAGCAACAGGAAATCGTCGAGACGAACGGCATTCGTGGGACGCGATCAATCCCGATCGAGCGAGCACGGGACAGCATCTATCGGGTAAGCGGTGGCGTGCAGTTTCACGCTACTCCCTCGATGCTCGACCTGATCCTCCCCCGGATCATGGGGGCCAACGAATCCACGGACGTCTTTGCGTTCGCCGAGACTCTCCCGGCGTTCGACGTGCTTATCGATCGGGTTGCCAAGCGGTTCGTTTACGGCGGCTGCAAGGTGGGCCGAGCGACGTTTAGGGCTTCGGCTGGTGGCCCGCTGGAACTCGATTGTGAGTTGACCGGCAAGACGGAGGTCGTGTCGGCGACTGCTTTCCCGACGATCGCGGCCCCGACCGACCCGCCTTACGTCTGGTCTGATGCAGTCTGCACTATCGAGGGCACGACGCGGACGGTCACGCAATGGGAACTCACGATCGACAATCGGATCAACAGCCGGTTCGCGAACAGCCAGACCGCGACCGACATTCACACAGAGGGCCGAGACGTTACCCTTTCGCTGACGGTGCCGTATACCTCGGATGAGGTGGATCTGTATGGGATCAACTCCAGCGGGGCGAGTGCGGCAACCTTCGTACTGACGAACGGCAACCGATCGATTACATTCAGTGTGGCGGCCCTCATGGTCCCCGATGCTTCCCCGGTGGTTGGTGGTCCGGGGGAGATCCTCCTCACGTTGTCGGGATCGGCCCGCAGCAGCGGAGCAACGAAAGAACTCGTCATCACCAGCGACAGCACAGCATAAGGCGACACGATGCCCTCCCCGTTCATCCCCGATGGCTACACCCGAGAGACCACGTTGCCAGCGTGTGAACTGTGGGACGAGATCCAGCTTACCTATCGCCCGATGGCTGGCGAGGACTTCGCCGGATACCTTGCCCGAGCCAAGGGGCTGGATGATGCTGGATGGAGTCGGCTAGTCTGGGAGATGCTAGCCGACAAGATCGTGGCGTGGAACATCCCCGACCAGAAGGGCGAGGTGTTGCCGATTGCCCCAGAGCACATCAGGCGACTTGTCCATCCCCTGCCGACTCGCCTCTGGGAGAAGCTGTGCGGTTCTGTCGTCCAGGGAGACACGGCAAAAAACTAGCGGAGGGGGTGCGGCTGACAATCCTGCACCCCGAAGTTGCTCACCGCGATTGCCAGGACTGCGAGGCGTTCGTGTACGACGAGAAGACGGGGGAGCGAATGAAGAGCCGCGGCGAGCCAGTGCGCCGGCCCGTCGGCAATCTCCCGCCATGTCGTATCAGGGAGAACGGCTGCCCCAAGGGAACGCCCGAGCAATCCCGAGCGTTGACCGATCAGAACTGGCAGGCCTATCAGCATTACAGCGAGTGCCGAGCCGTAGGGCAGTTCCCAGACGATCCAATCGTGAGGCGAAACGCGGCCATCATCAGGCAGGCGAGCGACTCAGCAGAATTGGAGCTGGCGTTGCGTGTCGCTGGTCCAGTCGGTGCACTGATCGGGGGACGTCGTGGCTAGCGTATCGTCCGACGTGGTGATCAATGTCCGTATGGTGTTTGCCTCGGCGGCTGACACCCGCAAGGCGGCGGACGCGGCGACGGCAGTGCATCGGCAGATGGAGGCGGTGCAACTTCAAAGCATCGCCAGAATCCGCGAGGCACAGCGCCGGCATGTCGACCAGCAACTCGTCGACATCAAGCGGGTTGAAAATGCCCACATTGAGAGCCTACGACGTGTCGAGGCAGCATACGCGGCGTTCTTTCGGCGAGCCAGAGGCGGAGGCGGTGCAGGGGGTGGCGGCGGTGGCGGTGGGCTCCTCCCTGGGCCAGCGGGTGGGCGTGGCGGCGGTGGGAATGGGCTGATTGTCGCGGGGCGTGGCGGCGGCGGATTGATTCCGGGCGGCCCTCGGGTGATCGAGGTGGAGGCATTCGCCCGCGAGGTGAAGGCGGCAACTGAGACAGTCCGGCAAGCGACCAAGGGAGCGGCCCCCGGGAAAGGGTTCTTCGGCGGTGGAGCGGATAATAAATTCCTGTCGATCGCCTCGGCCACCATCACGGCATTCAACGCGCCTAAGGTGGTGCTGGGCGGCGTGTCGGAATTGATCCGCGATCTGGCAGGCGGGGGCGAAGAGACATTCGCCAAACCGGGACGACAGTTCTACGCGGCGTTGGCAGAGGTGTTCCCTAATGTCGGCTTTTTCGAGCAGTTTCGCAACGAGGAAGAAAAGCGGGCACAGTCAGAGCGCAACGCCCCACGAGCACGGGAAGAACGCTTCGCCAACGTCCAGCAATCCCGGCTGGACAACGAGCGGAATCTGAACACGATCATCCTCGAGCGCACCAAAGCCGAGCGTGATCTGATCGAGGAGACCCGCAAGAGAATCGATGCGGCCCGCGAAGAGTTCGGCCTGATGGACGTGAGGGAGAAACAGGCTACGCTGGACATCGCCCGTAAGGTGGCGGGTCCGGGCGGCGTGGGGCAATTGACCAGCGAGGAATTGAAGTTCGCCCGTGGGAACGTCGCATTCCGGGGCATCATGGCTGAGCAGGCGAAGGCCGGGGCGGATGCGGCTGGGTTCGCGGAGATCGTCAAACTGCTCGGCTTGGATCGGAAGATCGCCGAAGCTGAAGCCAAGATCACGGCAGACATCAAGCAGACGATTTCCGTCGACCTTGACCCGTCGCGGCTGGCCGATGCCTTGGAGGAGCGGATTGCCCCACTGGTGAAGGAGTTGGAAGAGATCACGATCAACCGCATCAGAGCGCAGATGAACGCACAGGCCAACGAGGCGGCACAACTGAGGCGGCAGGGGGTGGCCCCATGATTCTGAGATACGGCAGCTACTCGCACCCTGATAACGAAGTCATCATCTCGATCAGTCAGCGGCCGACATTCAACGAGATCGGGCTTCGATCGGGATACGTCGCGTCGTGGTCGATTCAGGGGATGCTGCAGGGCTCCTCGGTGTCCGACCTGTCCACCAAGATCATCGCCCTCGAATCGGCGTATGGTGCCGATGGGTTGGATCTGGTGCTGTACGACTCGGACGGGTCAACCGTTCGGCACGCGATGAGAAACACCGGCAGCCGGACGGGCGTCAAGATCCTCGATCTGTCCTACCCGACGGGCGACGGGGCCGAGTACGTGACGTTCCGGACGTACACGATTCAGGCCGAGGCCGAGTACAATCAAGACCTGGGCGTCTACTCGACGTCCGAGACTGTACGGCCCCCCTGTCGAGCAACTCGTGAGGCAGCAGACGCCCTACACGTGCCAGCAGCAGGGCCAGAGTATCGGGGTCAGCACATGGCCCACGGTCCCCGGCCCGGCGTTCCCGTCGGCGGAACATCGCGAGCGACGACGCATCACGTACAGCACGCCGAGCAAGATCGGGCGCTACGGAAACCAGATGTACGCCGTCTCCTGGGCTTACGAGTTTGAAAGCCCCTCCCTCCTCTTCAGATACCCCAACGGGTGAGCATAAATGGCGACACGACGATGGACGGGAGCCGCGCTTCCGGTGGCACAACGAGAGACGATCACGATCGGCGGGACATGGGTCGCAGCGGACACGCTGACTGTGACCTGCAACGGTCGGGCAATCGTGCTGACCGTCGGGACCACGGTCACCACAACGCAGATCGCGACAGAGCTAGCCGCAGCCCTCGGGAGCACGTCGACAGCCCTCGGGGCGGCGTATAGCGTCACCGAACGCGGGCCGAATGTGGCCGAGTTCCGGGAGTTCGTCTCGGGTGAGACTGCGCCGGCTGCCAGCGGTTCGACCGTGGTCCTCGTGGGAAAGACGAAAGGGAAGCCGTTCACCATCACAGTCTCAAAGTCGAGCACGTCGGGGACCGTCTCGACTGCCACGACGATTTCGGCATCGGGCCCGAACTTCTTCAACGTCGCGGCGAATTGGAGCGGGTCGACGGTGCCGGTGGATACGGACGACATCGTCTACGACTCGGGCAACGTCGATTGTCTGTATGGGCTGGCACAGTCGGCAGTCACCCCGGCATCGATCACGATCACACAGGGCTACACCGGGCGTATTGGGCTGGCCAGGATCAACGTCGACGATTCAGCGTATCCGTACACCGAATACCGCGACCGGTTCCTTGCCCTCGGGGACAGCGGCGACGCGGCGACGACGGCGGTCACAATCGGGGCGGGCGAGGGGAACGGGAGTTCGAGGATTCAACTCGACTCGGGATCTGGTCAGGCGGTGGTCGTCATCCTCAACAGCGGCACCCCGGAACTGACGGGGATTCCTGCCATCCAGTGGATCGGCACCCATGCGAGCAACACCGTGAGCATCTCCAAAGGCTCCGTGGGGATTGCCTACAGGGCCGGTGAAGTGGCGACGGTGGCTACCCTGTCCGTGGGGTTCAGAACGAATCTTGCGGGGGATAGTGCGGTCTGGTGCGGTTCAGGGTGTACCCTCACGACGATCAACCAGAGCGGTGGGGCATTGGAGACCAATTCGGCGGTTACCACGATGACTCTCACGGGTGGTGTCTGGAGTCATCTGGCCGGGGCAGTGACAACCGCGAACATCAACGGCGGGGCGTGCCGATACCGGGCAACGTCTACACTGACGACGGCGAACGTCGGCAGCGGTGGGGAACTGGACTTCAGGCAAGATCCTCGGTCGCGGACGGTCACCAATTGCGACATGTTCGAGGGGGCCAGCCTGAGAGATCCAATCGGGACTGTGACATTCACCAACGGCATCGATCTGAACCGGTGTGACTTGAGTAACGTCGTGCTTGAGATCAACAAGAATCGACGCCTCACCTTGGGCACGGTGTCGTGAATCACAGCTACGCCACATATCCCGGCGTGCAGAATGTCCTCGGGGCATCGTACACCCTCACGCATGGCATCACGCCAAGTGTGGTGTCTTTCCAGATCACCCCGCAGCAGCAGGATATCGCGGCAGTCGGGCCGGTGGTTTTCTATCACGGGAATCTGACGCTGACACTGCAGGACTGTAAAGCCGATCAAGCGTCGATGGTGCGTGGGACCGATGGTACGCTGGTGGCCTTCACTGCGGCGGATCGGCGGTGGCGTTGGAAGTTCGGGGAGATTTACGGCACATACAACCAACTAGATTCCGATGGGAAGGTCGTCCCCGACAGCGAGAAGACCCCGCAGCAACTCGCTCAATTGCTCCTCGATGCGATGGGGGAAAGTGCGGACGTGAGCCAGATTCCGAACAACGCCCGCCCGCCTGTCGAGTGGGTCGGGGCCAACCCGGCGGAGGAGTTGGCGGACCTTCTCGAATCGTTCGGGATGGTAGTCGTCCTCGGGATCACGGGGGCCGTCTCATTGCTCCCTCAAGGTATCGGGGCAGCGCTGCCAGTCAACGAGTATCTGATCGAGCAAGAGATCAGCAGCAACCCGCCTGAGATGCCCGCACAGATCCGCGTTCTCGGGGCTCCCGTGCGATACCAAGCGAGGCTGTTGCTGGAGCCAGTGGGCTACGAGATCAGCGGGGCGTTGAAACACATCGACGATCTGAGCTACAAGCCCGCAGGGGGCTGGGAGAAACAGTCGATGTTCTTCCCCGGCGTGGTCGGTGACGAAGAACGCAAGCTGGCAGTCCGCGACATCTTCCGCCTGTATCGCATCGCCGACACACAGGGCAAGACGCCCCGAACGGTGGTCGTGACTCCCGACGGGGTGAGCGTCGAGAAGCTGCGGCAGATCCTCCCGCTAGAGCGCGGTCTGGTCCTCACCGGCATCGATCAGAACGGCGTGAGGCGAAGGAAACCCGAGGCGGTGTATGGGGTGTACTACCTCGGGAACACATCGCAGGAGTTCCCCCGGAACAGCACGCAGAGCGACAATTACCAGTACAAGGGACGGTTCGACGTTGACTACGATCGCGGGCTGGTCCGGTTTGACGATCAGATCACGGTCTACAACGCCGACACGAAACTCTTCCAAGCGCCGGCCGTGCTGTACCTCGAATGCTCCTTCCTCGTGCGGCACCGAACAGAGGGCAGCGAGTTCCGTTACTACTGGCAGATTCCGACGTTGGCCCCCAGCGGCTACGGTGTCGACGTGGTCAGGCACGAGGAACTCGTCTGGGAGAAATACGAGTCGTACCCTCCCCCTGGGAATGCGGCGGTCTGGGTCGACAAGATTGTACGGTCGGAACTAGACGCCGTGGCGGACTACTATGCGAGGGGGCGGTTGGCCAGCTACGTCAGTGCGAACGGGGCAAGCGGGAAATACGTTGGGCTTCAGGCAATCAACCCCGATGGGGCCATTCAGCAGGTGACATGGGAGATTGGCGGGGGCGGGTGCTACACCTCGGCCAGCAGGTTGTATGAGCCCAACCCGTACGTCCCGCCCTACAAGGAGCGGCGGGTGATGGACATGCAGCGAGCCCAACGCCGAGCCGTTCGCAATCAGGGGAAGCCGCGTCCATGATGGGCAACTACGGGGCCGAAGGGCAGGCGCTGAACCTGCAATGGATCGAGTATTACAACGACTCGGGCGAGGAGATTCCCGCGTTCGGTGTGATGCGGATATCAGGCATGCGAAAGAAGGATGGAAGGCCGGTCATCGAGTGCAAGAAGCCGCACACCTTCGGGTCACAGGGCCAGCATCGGATCAACGGCCCGGTTCCTGTCGAGTCGTCACAGTACGGGGTGTGCCTCGTGGGGAACCATGTCGCGGCCCTCTATGACACGGCAGACGGAACGCCAGCGTTCGGGGAATCTTGGGGGCCGAGAGACGCCACGTGGAAGCTGAAGAAGAACACGGGCGGGTTCAGAGTCCTCGGCAACGCGGATACCACAAATGGCGTGGTTGTGGTGGTGTCGGTTCCGATGATGGGATTCTTCGGGAAGACGGACGCGGCACACAACAAGTCAGCCGACGGCACGGTGTCGATCTATTGGGGAACCGATGGCGGAACTGACACGACAGTGAACATGACCAGCGTCTACAATCTCTTCGGCAATGTGTCGTCTGGAAAGTACGTCCGCTGTGAGTGGCAGGGGGACATGGACGGCAAGCAATTCGCACTGACAGCCGCCGAATGCTGATCCATCGCGACGGCTGGCAATACTCGGGGCAGACTCCCGCGTTCTTCTCGGGGCAGTCGGGCTGCTACTGCTGCGGTGTGGGCATTGGATCGTTGGTGTCGTTCTATGGGGCCAATGCAAGCCAAGTTGTTCAACGAGATGTTGACAGCTATGTAGTTGATTCATGGACTTCAAAAACGGAC